GGTATATAATTGATGAGTTAGAACACGGAGGTCGCCCAGGATATTTTTGGGTCAAAAAACATGAAATTAACTAAAGAAGATAAACATATTATAGAGAAGTACAACCTAAGTGGAGAATTACCTTATATTATCGAGGGGTCACTAGATAAAAGCGATTTACATATCATCCTAAAGGAACTCGGTTTGACAGTCGGGGCTGAGATTGGTTTAAACAGAGGACATCACGCAGAAAGAATGTTTGCAGCTATACCAGGACTAAAGTTATACGGGATAGATTGTTGGGAATCCTACCCAGAGTATAGGATGGATTTTACTTCTGTGGAACAGGATAATATGTATATAAAGGCCAAGAAGAACATGGCTAACCTTAATTGCGAGGTAATTAAGGGGTACTCTATGGATGTTGTAAAACAATTTAAAGATGGGAGTTTAGATTTTGTCTATATAGATGCTAACCACGAATTTAGAAGCGTGATTGATGACATCTCCGAGTGGGGCAAGAAGGTAAAGGTGGGGGGAATTGTTTCGGGACATGATTTTGAGTATGTGGAAAATATGCGCCACCCCGATAGACAGATAATTGAGGTGATATATGCTGTTACTGCGTGGGTCAACACTAAGAAGATAGAACCGTGGTATGTAATAAATGGTTATAATGGCCCTATATGGATGTGGGTCAAGCAACATGAAATTAACTAAAGAACTTGCAACCGTACTTTTTTACACAGCAAATTCCGAAAGGGAGCCATTTGCTGGTAATATACGAAAACGTCTATTATCTGTAATCGGAGACCTTCCGTTGATTTCCGTATCTCAAAAGCCCATGGACTTTGGATTAAACATTTGTGTCGGGGATGTCGGGGTTAACGAATACAACGAGTGGAGACAGGTTAAACTGGGATGCGAGAAAGCTACCACCCCCTACATAATTGTAGCTGAGGCAGATGCCCTGTACCCACCTTCCTACTTTGACTTTGTACCTGAGAGATTAGATAGAATTTATAGATATGATAATGTATGGATTATGCGTGTAGGGAGACCTTACTTTTTAAGAAAAGATTGGACAGAGGGTGCACAAATCTTAGGAAGAGAATATTTCATAAGCTTAATTGATAAGGCTTTAGAGGGACACCCTATGTGGACTGAGGGATACGCACAGTTAGAAAAGGATAAGCCTGTATTTAAGTGGAAAGACTGGGACTACTTTACTGGAGATGCCGTAGTTAGTGTAAAAACTGGAGATGGGATGAGACTAAAAACTGGAACTCAAAGAGGAACAAAGGGAGAATACGCCCTACCTTACTGGGGAAACTGCACAGTTTTGGAACAGGGGTTGATAAAATGAAGCTAAACCGACATTTGCACTGGGGCTCTCACATGCCTGTACTAATAAGACTTATGGAGATGACTGAGGGAGACGTTCTTGAATTGGGGACTGGTATGTACTCCACACCCTTTCTACACTATATGTGTATGCTACAAGGAAGACACCTTGTCTCCTATGAGAATAATCCTGAATATTTTACAACCTATAAAGACTATAATTGTCCGTGGCACGAAGTAATCTTTGTTAATGACTGGAAAGATGCGGGAATTAGAAGAAAATGGGGCTTAGCTTTCATCGACAGTGCTCCAGAGGAAGGTAGAAAAGACCTAGCTTTAAAAATGGCTAACTTTGCAAGAATTATAGTTCTACACGATAGTGATGCTAAGACTGATAATTTTACACACTATAGCGAGATTATTCCCTTATTTAGAAAGAGTTTTAATTACACAGGGCAATCACCAAATACTTTGGTTCTTAGTAATCATAAGAACACAGATTTGGACTTACATATATGAGACACATACCACCAACTACATTTGAAGATTTGACCTGCGTTTTCTATACCTCAAATTATTTGCAGGACTCAAACCCCCACTTCTTTAACAACATGACAAGGATGCTCAAGGAAACAATTAAGGATACACCACTTATATCCGTCTCTCAGAAACCAATGGACTTTGGAACTAACGTGTGTGTAGGGGATATTGGACGTTCAAACCGTAACCTTTACTGGCAAATATTACAAGGTGTAAAGGCTGCTAAAACCAAGTGGATTGCCACCGCCGAAGACGACATCATCTACTCACCTGACCACTTTGAGTACAGACCTAAAGAAGATGTAATGGCTTATGAGATGAATAAGTGGTCTTTCTTCACATGGTCAGACCCGTTAGTTTTTAGTTGGAGAAGAAGAAAGATAATCAACTCAATCATTTGTACTAAGGAGCTTTTCGTAAATGCTATGGAAGAACGTCTGGCTAAACACCCCCAATATTTGAGTGAAGAACACTGTGGAGAGCCTGGAAGATATGACAAAGAGTTAGGAGTGAAAGAGATTAAGACCGAGGAATATTACAGTTCCTATCCGATTGTTGTTTACTCACATGAAGATGCCTACGGATATCTTTCAAGAGGACCTAATAAAGAGCTGGGGCCGTTAAGAGCCACGGAACTTGTAGGTATTGGAAATGTTCATCAAGTACAATCTTATTATGATAAGGATTATAAATACGGACCCTGTCCAGAGTGTGGACAATTAAGGAGCTTATGAACGACAAAAAGTTGTGGAATAAACTAGCCAAGGAAAATTATAGGTTTTATATAAACACTGAGTTTGGTAGAGAAATTACCCATGGTCAGTTTATTATAAGTGGTGAAGATGACTACAAAAAGTATGTAGAAGATGACCCCATTATTCAGGAGAAGTTCCCTGATAAGACCAATTTAACTGCGCTAGAGATAGGTTGTGGAGCAGGAAGAATCCTACGACCAATGGCAAGAGACTTCGGTCATGTTGTTGGAACAGACATATCAGGCGAAATGTTATCCAAAGCTAGGGATATAGTGGATGCTGAGCTTCTGGAAACAGATGGCGAACACATACCATTGAGTGATAACTCAGTAGACTTTGTATTCTCATTCCTTGTCTTTCAGCACATGAAGAATTACGTTCTGGTAGAGAATAACTTTAAAGATGTAGCACGAATCCTGAAACCAGGGGGAGTGTTCAAAGTCCTGATGAGAACTGACCTTATAAGAAACAAAGAGTGGCACGATAGACATTTTCAGTGGTGGGAAGGTGTACCCTTTAAACAACACATGCTTGAGCATCTTGTGAAAAGATTTAAGTTTAATCTATTAAAAGAAGAGGTATTTGATAAGGAAAGGACATGGATGTGGCTGGAGAAAAAAACACCTTAAGATTCTATAAGAGTAAGATGCCCTTCAAGGCTAAACAGTTTAACCGTATCTTTCCCCTAGACCCTTACTTTGGAGAAATGATAGGAGATAAGAAAGAGGTTTGGATTGCTGATGTGGGGGCGGGAATGTTCTCAACTACTGGCTCAACATGGCCTAACGTAATCGTTCACATGTACCCCTCTGATTACTTAGCAGATGAGTATATGGGAGTACTAAGAGATGCTGGCATCAAACCTGTATTTCCTATAGAGAAACAGAGCATGGAGTCACTCACTTACCCAGATGAGTTCTTTGATATAGTCGTTTGTATTAACGCCCTAGACCATTGTGCCAAGCCACTTGACGCCCTCAAGGAAATGTACCGAGTATGTAAACAAGGGGGCTGGATATATCTTAGACATCAAGAGAATAATGGAGATTACCAGAATTTTAAAGGTATGCACCACTGGAATTTATGTAAAGAAGGGGTAGACTTTAGAATATGGGACAAGGAATCAAGCGACACAATATATGGATTTACCTCTACTATTCAGGAAGATAAAAAGTTAAAGTATATAGTTTCTAAATTACATAAATGAAATATCAAATTAGCATACTGATACCAAGTCGCAATGAACTCTGGCTTTCCCGTACAGTGCAAGATATTCTTGAGCATAAAGAAGGCGCAACTGAAGTAATAATTGGCTTAGATGGCCAGTGGGCTGACCCACCACTTCCAGTTCACAAAGATGTTTCAGTGGTTTATTATAATAAATCCCTCGGTCAGCGTGCTATGACCAATCAATTAGCTAGACTATCAAGTGCTAAGTATGTCATAAAAGTTGACGCTCACGCAGCATTTGACCAAGGATTTGATGTAAAGATGTGGCAAGCCTTTAAAGAAACGGGGGATAATGTAGCAATGTTTCCTATAATGAAGAACCTTCATGTCTTTGATTGGGTATGTAAGAACGGACACAGAAGGTATCAAGGACCATCAGGACCATGTAAGGAGTGTGGAGAACCTACCGAGAGGGATGTCTTGTGGAGACCAAAACCGAGTCCTAATTCAACTGCATTTTGTTTTGATTCAGAACCTCATTTTCAGTATTTTGGAGATTATAAGAAAAGACCTGAAGGACAACTAGATTTAAGTGAGTCAATGTCGCTCCAAGGGAGTTTCTTCATGGTTACTAGAGATAATTACTGGAAATATAATTTGTGTGATGAGGAGTACGGGTCATGGGGGTCACAAGGTTTAGAAGTAGCAATGAAGATTAGAACATCAGGCGGGAAAGTAATATGTAATCATAGGAGTTGGTACGCTCATTTATTTCGCACCCAGGGGGCTGATTTTGGTTTTCCTTACCCTAATCCAGGAAGTAAAGTACAAGCAGCTAAGTCTCATGCAAAAGATATTTTCTTCAATAATAAGTGGGAGGGACAAATTTATCCCTTATCTAAAATAATAGAACAGTTCCAACCAATACCTGGGTGGCCTGATAGTGATTATAAGAAATTAAAGGAAAATGAAATGAAGGTGGAAAGGCCAGGAATATACTCAATTAAAAATATAATTAGCGGGAAGATTTATATAGGTTCAGCAATAGATTTGGCTAGAAGATTTGGAGAACACCTTCGTATGTTACATAGAAACGGTCATGAAAATAAATATTTACAATCAGCGTGGAACAAGTATGGGGAAAGCAATTTTACCTTTAATATTGAACTATTTTGTAAACCTGAAGATTTATTAACTAACGAACAAAAGTTTATAGATGATTACAAGAATAAAATTGGATGGAGAAGTATGTATAATTTAAACCCAGAGGCCAGTTCTAGTCTCGGGCGTAAACACACGGAAGAATCATTGGCTAAAATGAGTAGACAGCAAAGCGGTGAGGGGAATGGGTTCTATGGAAAGAAACATACTCCAGAGGCGATAGAGAAAATGAGGGTTGCACATAAAGGTTTTATTCCATGGAATACAGGGAAACATTTATCTGATGAAGTAAAAATGAAGTTAAGGTTGTCACATCTTGGAAAGAGTCCTTCTGAGGAAACTAGAAAAAAGTTAAGTTCAGCAGGTATGGGTAGAAAGGCATGGAATGTAGGAATGAAG